CCAGAGTTCTCTGTAATGTACTGGCGTGTATTTGCTACCGAGACAGGAAATAGTTAATGGCTCAAGATACAGACAAAGACGGTATCCCGGATTCGATTGATCCGAATCCAACGGTGCCAGACAAGAATGCTCCTGTCATTCAAGCACCTGCGGTCGGAGCTAATCCGTATGCACGATCTACTGCATTCCCTGCAAAGGGTACAAATGTTTTCAGACCCGGCGTTACCTATGTCGATCCTAAGACTGGTAAGAAGACTGATGTCACAGGAAAGTTATACACAGCTCTTTACTCTGGAACCAATGAAGAAGCCATGGCTATTAAGAACATGGACTTTCTTACTGTGGCAGATCAAAACCAAATCAAGTCTTTGATGGTTCAAGGTGGATTCCTCAACAAGTCTGACTTTCAGACTGCCTACTGGGGTCAGAAAGATACTGAAGCATTTCGTGAACTTCTTGCAGAAGCAAACTCTGCTGGCGGTCTTACATACCAAGAGATGCTTAAGTTAATTGCAAGTGGTGATGCTAATCGTGGTCAGCAAGGCCCAACTAAGAACATCTCTTACAACATCTCCGATCCAATAGCGGCTCGAGGAATTGTACAAAGTGGTCTTCGTGCAATCCTTGGTAGAGATCCATCTGAGAAGGAAAGCAAGATGCTTGTGAAAGCATTGAATGCTGCCGAAAGAGAGAACCCATCTGTGACTACACAGACCATGACAGCACCGGGTGTGTACAGCACAACCACTACAGGTGGTCTTAATGCTGCTGGTACTCAACAGATTATCGAGGAATCAATCATGGCTAATCCTGCTCTGGAAGCAGAAGCAGTTGATAAGAGACTTAATTCCTATGGCGATGTTATCGGGAAACTGGCAGGTGAGTTCTAGTGGCTGAAAAGATTGATATTAATCAACTCATTGCAGATGCCAAGAAAAAGTCAGATGAGGCTAAAGCGGCTAGAGAAGCAGCAGCTAAAGAGGCTGCCAAGAAGAGGGCTGCTAATCAATATGAATCTGCCGTAAAGGCTGCATTGCTTCAACGCAATACTCGTATCGATGGATATCAGCGTTCTCTTGATGAGATGCTATTTCAGATCAATCGTCTTGCTAAACTCGTAGCTGATGGTCTTGCTACTACTGGAGATCAAAAAGAACTTAAAAGACTTGCTGGTCAGTACAACACATTGATTGATACTCAAACAGCATTAGTTAATGAGACAAAAGCTTTGACTGATGGTAGTGGAAAACTTGATCTTAAAACTGGTAAAGTTACATTAGGTGCAAATCCATCTAGAACTAAAAACCAAACAAGCGGTGGGGCTAGTCCTAAAGATTCTGATGGAGATGGAATCCCTGACACAATCGACAAAGAGCCAAATGTAGTAGGACAAACCTATACTGCCAATGGCGTTGATTATGTATGGAACAACGATACTCTTTACAAAGATGGTAAGCCATTCACAGGAACAGTTACTTGGTCTGTTGGATCAGTACAATATAAAAATGGAGTTCCTGTAGAAAAACCTGTTGGTGGAAATACTGGTGGAAATACTGGCGGTAACACCGGAGGTAATACTGGTGGCAATACTGGTGGCGGAGATATCTACAAGGGAAGTGGAACAGCAAAGAGTCCACTAACCAAAAATGGATCTCCATTTACTGGATCTTACAAAGGTAAGAACTACCAAAACGGTATTCTTTCAACAGATGCTGAAGATGGAACAGGTCTTACTGCCAAGCAGGAAGCAACCCTTGGTACCTATGGATCGAAGTATCTACTTGAGTATTTCAAGGCTAACTACCCAACCATCTATAACAAGCTTATTGATTTTGCCAAGGTAAATGAATCAACTGCTAATGTCGAAGGGTACCTTCGTAACACCACTTGGTACAAGGATGTAAATCAAAGAGTCAATGCCACTATCGGTGGATACTCATTGGCTAACGGTGTAACTCTTACACAGGATCAACAGACTGCATTTAGAGATCAACTCCTTGCCAAGGTCAAAGATCGTGAAGAGATTCAATATGACATCCGTTTGATGTCTATTCAGAAGTTCCAACTTGATACAGTCAAGCCAGATGTTGCCCGAGCAATGAGGGCAGGTCTTGATTTCAATCAAGCAGCGGCTGACTATATTGAGATCTATCGGACTAACTTCCAGATTGCAGCTTCTCAGTTCACGGTCAATGATCAACTCTTCCAGAGCCTTCTAACCAAGTCATCAGACCTTGGAGACTTCACTAAACAACTTCGCCGTACTGACAAGTACTTGTCACAGCCACAGGTTCAACAACAGATCAATGCTAATAAACTTATGGTTCAAACTAAGTATCGCCAGTATGGTCTAAGCATTACAGATGAAGCAGCAACTAATCTTGCTAAGAATGTTTTCCTTGGCGACTCTAACAATGAGCAGATTGATGAGAACCTTCGTCAGCAAGCCATTGCTGCTTTCCCAGCATTCCGTGATCGAATCCTCAATGGGGAATCTCCGCTATCCATTGCAAGCCCATATATCCAAGCAATGGTTCGTATCCTTGAGATCCCAGAAGGTGGTCTCGATCTGGAGGATCCAACCATTCGTAAGGCTATGCAAGGCAAGGCAATTACGGATGCTAAAGGCAATGCAACCTCTTACGAAACCGTTCCGTTGTGGATGTTCGAACAGGGTCTGTACAAAGATAGTCGTTGGCAGTACACATCTAACGCTAGAGGTAAGGCAGACACAATCACACTACAACTGAAAGAAATGTTAGGACTATAAGACATGGCAGAAAAAGTCACGGCTAAATCTGGCGATACCCTCTCTGGTATTGCCAAAGCAAACGGTACTACTGTTGCACAGATTCTTGCAGACAACCCTACTCTTGCAGCTCGTGCCGCTGCTGGTCAGACAGTCCTTTATAGCGGTACCAAGGTAAAGATTACTGCACCTGATACTGCAACTAATCCTTATGGTGCAAGCCAAGCAGGTACTGGTGCAGGTCTTGGTACTGCATCTAATCCTATTTCAAATGTAGCAAGCTCAACTGGTGTATTTGATGTTGGTTCATTCAGAATGTATGATAATGCAACTGGCAAGATTACAGGTGTAACTGGCGTAACACCAACAGTAACATCTACGGCAACTGCGACAAGTACTGCTACAAGTACAAGTACTGCTACAAGTACAAATACATCAACCAGTACAAATACATCAACCAGTACAAATACATCAACCTCAACCAATACATCCACTTCTGGTGGTAGGGTGTTTATAGGCAGTCGTTATGCTGGTACAGGTTCAGCTCGTGTTCGTTATGACATATATCTTGAAAATGGAGTAAGAACAGAAGAAGGCCCATTCCCGGATCCAGAAACTGGTGGCGGAATGAGTCCAGAAGATATTCAAAAGTTAATCGATGCTGCTATTGCTAAAGCAACATCAGGATTTGAGGCACAACTTAAAGCACAGCAAGCCGCTGCTGAAAAGGCTCGTCTTGATCAGTTGGCTAAGGAACGCAAGTCTGCTTATGACATTATTACAGAACGATTCACCCAAATGGGTGTTCCAGAGTTTGGAGATGTCATTGCTAAGATTTTCCGTGGCGAAGGTGTAGACCGCAGGGGTAATAAGTTTGATGAGATCCCTACAACCTCAGAAGGTTTCTATCTACAGTTGATTCAGACTCAGCCATACTATGAAAGATTCGGTCAGGTAAACGAAGCTCGTCTGGCTGCTGGATATCGAGCATTGGATGAGAAAACAATTGTTGGAATGGAAGATGAGTACCAGAAGGTGCTTACTTCATACAATGCACCAAAGGGATTCTACGATCAGACTAAAGACTTCCAGATGTTCTTGAAGAACAACTACACAGCAGTCGATGTATCGAATGTATTCCAAGCATATAGAGATTTTGTGCAGTCAACTAACCCAGTTATTCGTGGACAACTCCGTGACCTTTACGGAATCAACGATGATATGTTGACAGCATACTTTGCTGACCCAGAGAGAGGTCAGCCAATCCTTGAGTCAATCACCGGTAAGAACCTTAATACTGCCGCTGCATTGCTAGAAGGTCTAACCAAGGAACAAGCAGATATTGCACAGCAATACGGTGCAGGATCTCTTGCCTATGGAACTCAACGCCAGAAGTATTCACAGGTTGCACAGAACATCCAGCAATACGGAAACCTTGCTGAGATCTATGGCGAGAACTTCGGAGCCAAGGAAGCAATCGCTGCTGAGTTCGGTGCAGATACTGCTGCACAGCAAGTAATGGAACGCTTGAGAGCAACCAACCTTGCACAGTTCTCTGGAACCTCTGGAGTCGGTCAGAGAGCCTTGAGGACAAGGGCCCAATAATTCAATAACAGGGTGATTGGCAATCATCTGGGTTCGAGACCCAGACACCCACTCCATCTCTTGAAATGCCGGAACTTGAGATGAGTATCAACCCGGAAGTTGGAGCCAAATAGATTCCCCGATCTATTTGAGGCCAGCGACAAACACATAAAAAGGGAGTAGGACAAATGTCCAATTACGAATACGATGAGGATGACTTCGAAAACGAAGGTCAAGAAGATAGCTTCACCAACCTACGCAAAGCAAATAAGCAAAAAGACAAGCAACTGAAGGAAATTCAGGCAGAACTTGCCGAACTGCGTAAGGAAAAACGAGATCGAACTATCAAAGAAACCTTGTCGGCTCGAGGAGTGAATCCGAAGATTGCTTCATTCATTCCGCAGGACATCGACCTCACGGAGGAATCGTTGTCGAAATGGCTTGAAGAAAACGGAGAAGTCTTCGGTGTCTCAAGTCAAAATTCAAATCAACCAAACCCAAACTTGCCAGAAGGTTTTAAGGAAAACTACATCAAGGCTCAATCAACAGTCGATGCCGGTCTCACAGCCGACAGAGAACGATTGATTCAAGCCCAGATGGAGGAAGCCGCTGCCAAGGGGCCAGATGCCCTCAAGCAGCTCTTTGCTGATCTAGGTAAGCAGGGTTACTAACCCATAGAAAGGTGGTAGTGCCAAATGGCAACTACACAAATCTCTGGTCTAGGCAACCTCGTAGTCAATGCATATGACACATATGTTCGTGCTGCACTCCGCTCACTTCCTGTTATGCGTTCTGTTGCAGATCTACGCCCTGTCTCTATGACCAACCCGGGTACAACTCTCAAGTTCTCTGTTTATGACAACTTGACTGCTGCTACCACAGCTCTAACTGAAGCATCAGATATAACACCTGTTGCTTTGGGTAACCCATCTCAAGTTACTGTAACTGTTACCGAATACGGTAATGCAGTTGAGCAAACTGAGAAGGTAAACCTTGCAGCATTCTCTGACATTGACACAATGATTGGTGATGCTATTGCATACAACGCTGCCGATACTCTCGACAAGCTTGTTGCTACTGCCCTTACAGGTGGAACTGTTGTTAAGTACGGCGGAACTCGTACATCAACAGCAACTCTTACAGCATCTGATGTTCTTTCAACAACAATGCTTCGTAAGGCTCAGACCACCCTTCTTGAGGCATCAGCACAGCCTCGTATTGGTGATCTTTACACCTTGTTCATCCACCCTCGTCAGGCTTTCGACCTTCGTGCCGAAACCGGATCAGGCGGATTCGTTGACATTCACAAGTACACAACCGAGAATGTTGGCAACCTATTGACTGGCACCATCGGTGTTCTTGAAGGATTCCAAGTTGTTCAGACAACTCGTGTACTTTCAGGTGCAGACGGTGCTTCATCTGCAACTGTTTACAAGGCTGTTGCAGTTGGTAAGGAAGCTCTTCTTGAGGCTAATGTTTATGATGTACAAACCGTCATTGCACCTCAGATCGACATCCTTCGCCGCAAGTCAGCACTCGGCTGGAAGTACTTCGGTGGCTGGGGCATCTTCCGTGATGCAGCAGTTTGCCGTTTGGAAACTGGTGCATCTGCTCTTTAATCGGAGCTAATTAGTTGAGGGGGTGGGGCAACCTGCCCCCTCTCTACTAAAGGAGAGAAATGGCAACTTATACCTTTTACCCACCGCAAGTGATGGAAGGTTTCCCACTACGAGACAAGTGGTGGAGGAGAGTTGTATCTCCACGAGGAGTAGCAGTCTTGATCGATGGATCAACAGTCACTACATCTCGAGCAGTAACAGAAGATGAATTACAAGATTACGATTATGTCTTTCTAGGCGGAAGAAGTCATATCGTAAGCGAAGCAGTTAAAGATGTTTTAGTGGGTCTTGGATATACAATAAAGACTCAAGCAGAAGCCGATGCAGCATCGGATGAAGCACATAGTGGATTCTTAGTATTGAGGTCATAATGCCGTGTAGAACAGGTTGCCCCACACAAGATCACGAAAACTGGGGAGAGTGCCTAAGAGCTTCAGGTCTACAAGTTAATACAGGTGATGCCAATAGCAGGAGAACGATGTCTCAGAAGGCTTGGGATGCTGAACTCAATGCTTACAAGTCAGCGATTGACCAAGGCATAGAACCAGCAACAACTAACATGAAAGACATTCGAGGAGCAGTTGAGCTATCGAACATGGCTGGTAAAGCCTTCGATGCCAACACTAATAGTTTTAAGGAATAGACATGACAACCATCGTTGGAATCCAAGGCAAAGGCTGGGGCCTTATAGCAGCGGATTCATTGATGGTATCCGGTAGCCAGAAGTTCATAGCAACTGGTATGGATAAGGTCATAGAAAAAGGCGAGTATGTCTTTGCCTTTGCTGGCGATGCAATCGCTGGGGATATAGCAAACTTTAGTTGGATTCCGCCGAAGATACCTAAGGTGGTCAACTTAGATAAATTTATGATGACGGATCTTCTTCCGTCACTTCGTCAAGCGTATGCAGATTATGGATACGATCCTTCTCCAAAGAAGGAAGATGGAATGCCTAATGAGGATGCTGGCTTTGATGCCCTTATATGTATCCGTGGCAGGATCTATCAGATAGATAATGACTTCTCTTGGTGCAGAGATGATCGAGGAATATATGCAGTTGGATCTGGTGGATCCTATGCGGCAGGTTCTCTATCAAGAGCTACAATTTCAATAACGAATACAAAGGTAGCGGCCAATGAGGCCAGAAAAGCAATAGAGATTTCCGCTTCGTTTGACATAAACACAGGTGGAAAAGTCAAGGTAATCACTCAAAGGGAGAAGAAATAATGCCAAAGGTTGGAAAAAAGGAATATCCATATACTGCAAAAGGTATGGCTATGGCTAAAGCAGAAGCAAAGAAATCAGGCAAAAAGATGATCGTCAAGAAGGCAAAGAAGAGTGGCGGAAAAAAGAAGTAAGGCAGATCCCCGGTTGAAAAGAGCCGGGGTATCTGGCTTTAATAAACCAAAGAGAACACCATCTCACCCAACCAAGTCTCATGTGGTTGTAGCCAAAGAAGGATCGAAGGTTAAGACCATTCGGTTTGGACAGCAAGGTGTTACTGGTGATCGGCAACCAACTAAACGACAGAAGTCTTTTAAGGCTCGTCATGCAAAGAACATTGCAAAAGGAAAGATGTCAGCAGCCTATTGGGCAGATAAGGTGAAATGGTGAAAAAGAAAAAAGCGTTTTGGGATACAAAGAACCCAAAAAAGAAGTCAACCAAATTAACTCCTGCTCAAAAGGCTAAAGCTAAGGCTCGTGCCAAAGCAGCAGGTCGCAAGTATCCAAATCTTGTAGATAATGCAGCAGTTATGAGGAAGGCTAAGTAATGGCAACAGGTACTAACGGAAGCACATTTACGGCAGAACTTAATCGTCTTGCCAATGGTGGCACTTATCCAGCGTTACAAGATTATGTTGATGATGCATTGGCTGCAAACACTTGGGCTGGCACAACTGGTCTGGATGTCGTTGGTGCCTTAAATGCTAAGGCTGGTAATACCAGACCTAACTACAAAGACCTTCGTGGTGTATGTAATCAACTTGGTAGCACAACCGATAAGGCTCCTGCTGCTGCCCTAAGAGCAAGGTCATCTTAATGTCAACTACTTTTGGACAACTCGTAGATAAGGTTGCATTCAACATTCAAAGCGGTGCAGCCCAGCAAGAGACTGCTACTTGGATCAATCAAGTCGGTGGAATTACGGCTAATGATACAAGTTTTGTTGTAAATGAAACTAATCAAATTGGTCGTGGTCTTATTGAGATTGGTGATGAACTCATCTATGTCGATAAGGTAGATAATGCCAGCAAGACAATTACAGTTGCCCCTTGGGGTAGAGGTTTTCGTGGTACTACAGCAGCAACTGCCGCCAATAGTGCCAAAGTTGTTGTGGCTCCTGTATATCCTCGCAAACTTATCAAGGATGCAATCAACGATACCATTCAGGCTTCTTACCCAGAACTCTTTGCGGTAGGAACCCACACCTTCTCCTTCAACTCAGCAGTAACTACTTATTCGCTTCCAGCGGCTACGGAGTATGTTCTTGATGTTAAGTGGCAGACTATTGGATCGACTAAAGAGTGGCTCAATGTTCGGCGTTACAACACCGATAAGGTAGCCAACACGACTGAGTTTGCCAATGGTAAGACAATCAATATCTATGACTCTATTGATCCGGGTCGTACAGTTCAGGTTGTCTATGCTAAAGCTCCATCAGTACTGACTTCTGATAGTGATGTCTATGAAACCATTACAGGTTTTCCATCAAGTTCAGTTGACTGTATTACATACGGTGCCATGGCTCGTCTGCTTATGAATATCGATGCAGCTCGAGTACCTGCACAATCTGTCGAGTCAGATATGCTCGATCAGACCAAACCTATTGGGTCAGGATCTTCAACTGCCCGATTTTATCTTGGACTTTATACGCAGCGACTACAACAAGAAGCTGCATCACTTAGAGATTTATACCCTCCCCGACTCCACTATAAGAGGTAACGAATGGCACAAAATCGATACTACTCCTCTACGGCAAAGCAAGCATCCTTATCTTCATCGATAAGTAGCGTTGCCACTTCAATGACACTCGACCTGACAACAGGTTTTCCAACGAGTTACCCATATATCTTGGTCATTGATCCAGATACGAACAAGGAAGAACTTGTCAAGGTAACGGCCTCTGGCGGTGGAACTGCTCTTACTATTGAAAGAGCATATGACAACACATCGAATGTAACTCACTCAGCCGGTGCCACGGTACGCCATGTTGTCTCTGCTGCTGACTTTAATGACTTTTCATCTCACCTTGGATCGACAGCAAGCCCAACAACCACAGGTGTTCACGGAGTATCTGGAACTATCGTAGGTACTACCGATACACAAACACTTAGTGGCAAGACACTTACTGCTCCAAAGATTGCTAATGGTGGTTTCATTGCCGATGCCAATGGGAATGAACAGGTTATATTTACTACCACAGCATCTGCTGTCAATGAATTTACAGTAACCAATGCTGCTACTGGTAATAACCCAAGCCTTGCTGCTACTGGTGGAGATACGAATATCTCCGTTAATATTGTTCCTAAGGGATCTGGAACTGTTAAGGCTGGTGGAGTAGATGTAGCCACAATTAGTGGAAGTCAGACTTTAACCAATAAGAGCATTGATCTTGCATCTAATACTGTGACAGGTACAAAGGCTCAGTTCAATTCTGCTATGTCAGATGCTGACTTTGCTACCATTGCAGGGTCTGAAACCCTTACAAACAAGACAATCAATCTTACTGACAATACCCTTACAGGTACTGTTGCCCAGTTCAACACAGCTCTTTCTGATGACAACTTTACTACCCTTACAGGTAGCGAGACTTTAACCAACAAGACTCTTACAAGCCCGGTCGTTACAGGTCTAACTCTTAATGACTCAAGCATTGTATTTGAAGGATCATCGGCTGATGCTAACGAGACAACTCTTACAGTAACCAACCCTACGGCAGATCGAACAATTACTCTTCCTGATGCCACAGGTACAGTTACCCTTGATGGGGTTGCTTCTACTCTTACATCTAAGACAGTAACAAGCGGAACTTTAGGTTCCGATCTTGCTGCTGGTGGTTACAAAGTAACAGGTCTTGGTACACCTACTGCTAACACAGATGCTGCAACTAAGGCTTATGTAGATACTCAAGTATCAAACCTTGTCGATGCAGCTCCGGGTGCTTTAGATACTCTTAATGAGCTTGCTGCTGCTATCAATGATGATGCAAGCTTCTCAACCACAGTAACCAACAGTATTGCTACCAAAGTTTCTAAAGCCGGCGATTCAATGACCGGTGCTTTGTCAATGGGTAATAACAAGGTTACTGATCTTGGAACACCTACCGCATCTAGCGATGCAGTTAATAAGTCATACATTGATACTCTGTTTGGATCTACTTCATCTGCTGCAACCTCTGCAACTTCAGCAGCTAACTCAGCTTCAGCAGCAGCAACATCTGCTACCTCTGCTTCCACATCAGCTTCTTCTGCTTCTACAAGTGCATCTTCAGCACAAACTTCTGCAACATCTGCTGCTAACTCGGCATCGGCTGCTGCTGCCTCATATGACTCCTTCGATGATCGATATCTTGGTGCCAAGTCAACTGCACCGACATTAGACAACGATGGAGACACACTTCTTGTTGGTGCCACTTATTGGAACTCAACAACAAGTACCATGTATGCATGGAGTGGATCCGCTTGGATTGCCATCTCTTCAACTTCTGCTGTATCTGGAGTATCTGGTACAGCAAACCGAATAACCTCATCTGGAGGATCGACTCCAGTCATTGACATAGCAAGTGCCTATGACGATGAAAGAATTGTTGTCGATCTAATGGATATCTACTAAGAAAAGGAAGGAACAGTAACTTATGGCTGTAACCTCAAAAGTGTTGGCTAGAACAGCAGCTTCAACATCTAGTACAACTCTTTATACTGCACCAACTACAAGCACAACTGCTGTTGTGACTAATATCGTAATATCAAATACTGCTACATCCCAGTCAACTGCAACAGTTTCAATGGATGGGGTAGTCATCGTGCCTACCGTAGCGGTTCCTGCTAACTCAGTTATTGGGTTTGATATCAAGCAGGTTCTACCTGCCAATGCAACCCCTAAGACTATTACTGGGTATGCATCAAGTACTGCTGTCAATTTTCACATTAGCGGAGTGGAGCTTACCTAATGCCATTTCAACAATATCCTTCTAAGGGTGGGATCCCTTCTGGTAATACCGCTAATCGCCCATCTAATCCTGTAATTGGCGACACTTATTACAATGGACAATTAGAAATTCTTGAAATCTATAATGGAACTATATGGGTTGCAGTATCTGCACCACCTTCTACTCCACAAATTGTTTCAGTAACTGATGCTTCTACTGGTGATGCTTATACATCTACTGCTGGAAAACTTAGCGTTGTTATGCAAGCAGGTAGTGGCGGTGGAACCCCATCACAATACAATGCCTTCACAACTTCTGGTGGATTTAGTGCTTCAAGTAGTAGCACTACTTTAACCTTAACTGGGCTTACTCCGGGAACTTCCTATACAGTTTATGGTAACGCTCAGAACAATTTTGGAACTACTGTCAACACTCCAAATGCTGCTGCAGTAACTCCAACTACACTTCCTGAAGTAAGAACTATTGGAACTGCAAGCATATCATCTTCAACAAGTGATGTAACGGTAACTTGGACTAATGGAAATAATGGCGGTAAAAATCTTACCTCTATCACCATCACTCCATTTCTTAATGGAACTACTGCACAAACTTCACAAACAGCAGCAACAACAAGTTCTACATCACATACATTTACTGGTTTGGCTGCTGGAGATTATACATTTAAGGTTAAAGCAACTAACGCTAATGGAACCTGTGCAGACTCAACGGCAACAAATTCTGTTACGGTTCCTTCATTTGTAACAGTTGATTATCTAGTAGTTGCTGGTGGTGGAGCTGGTGGCCCGTACCTTGGTGGCGGAGGTGGCGGTGGTGGACTTCGTTCTACTGTGACTGGAACTGGCGGTAGTGGTTCTTTAGAAACCGCTTTATTAATACAAAAAGGAACAAATTATACAGTTACTGTTGGTGGTGGTGCTGCCAATCTATCAGGCGGTGATAACTCCGCAAGAGGTAGCAATGGAAGTAACTCTGTATTTTCTACAATAACAGCTACAGGTGGCGGTGGTGGTGGTACTTACAGCACAAATACTAATGGTCAATCTGGTGGCTCAGGTGGCGGTGGTGCTTGTAGAGAAAGTTCAGGAACTAGTGATGGTGGTGCTGCATCTCCGTCAGGTCAAGGATTTCGTGGTGGTAACGGCCCAACAAGAGGTGGTTCTGGTCCTTATCCCGGTGCTGCTGGTGGTGGTGGTGCTTCTGCTCAGGGCGTTGACCAAACAAGTAGCAGCGTAACTGCATCTAATGGTGGTAACGGTAGAGCAGTTTCAATTACTGGCTCATCAGTCACTTATGCTGGCGGTGGTGGTGGTGCTGCTTATGATGATGCTAACGGCATAAAAGGTCTTGGTGGTACAGGTGGCGGTGGTGATGGTGGTCAACGCCATGCTTCGGGCCCAAATAAAGGCGTTTCAGGAACTACCAACACAGGCGGTGGTGGCGGTGGCGGTGCTGGTGGTGGTGATTTCCAAGGAGGTTCAGGTGGTAGCGGTGTAGTAGTTTTACGCTGGCTTACTTCTGGTAACTCAATTACTGTCGGTGCTGGTCTTACTGCTGATGCAACTGGAACTGATGGTTCTTATTCATACAAACGATTTACTGCTGGTTCAGGGAATGTGAGTTTCTCATAATGGCACACTATGCACTTATTAATTCAAACAACATAGTAGTTCAAGTTATTACTGGTGTTGATGAAAACCTGATTCAAACTGATTTAGATGGAACACAAGTTGGTGGTTCTACTGAGGCTTGGGAAGCATTTTATGCTTCTCGCCCTTGGTTTGAAGGATTAACTTGCAAAAGAACATCTTACAACGGAAACATCCGTGCAAATTTTGCAGGTATTGGGTATAAATACGATAAAGACTTTGATGTATTTATACCACCACAACCTTATCCATCTTGGAAATTAGATTACACAAGTTATACATGGAAAGCACCTATTCCTAAACCTGATGAAATAGAAGGCTTTTTATTAAAATGGTCTGAGTATAATCAAGAGTGGGTACAGGTAAAAATACCTTCTGTTTAACTAAGATCGAAACAAGGGCAGTTTTGGGGGTGTCCTCGCCCAATGTCGTAAGTAAGAATCCCCATCTAATTTTTCAAGGAGACAAGTGTGGTTTACAAAAAGTCTAAGTCGCCAGATATTACAGAGACCACGATCTATGACCTTACTGGTCGTAGTTCGGACTATTACGATCTTGAGACTTATGCCTTCGATGTTGCCTTAGGTGGTCTGCCGTTTCTATTCAACATCACCGATACTGTTCCCTATCGTAGATCGACCGCCCGATGGAAATATGAGCGTGTTGATCAAGCCAGAGAGCCGGGTGAACAGACCCTTGACTCAGGTCTATGGGTCAGATCTCAGACATCGTGGCACCTTGGTGCAGGTATCCAGTATCAAGAAGCTCTTGAAGGTAATCCAGATCTTTTAAGATTTAGATACTTCACATCAGTTGGCATTGATCCATGGACTACTGGTGATTTATCTCTTCTTAAAGATACTTCTAAACTTTACAATGTAACAAGCACTTCATCTACTGCTAAGACTATTGCACTTCCTGCCACTCTTGGTGGTACAGATTATGTACTTGCAATCAACTGTACATCTACCTCAACATCAACATCTGCTATCCGTGTATCCAAGGTAACTGCTGCCGGATCTGCCACCACAGTTCTTACAGGTGCAAATATCTCTGCTGAAATTCTTGCTGCTGAAACTGATGGATCATCTTTATATCTTGCTACAGCAGATTACATTTACGATATTGATCTGACTGCTGGTAGCCCAACGCTTCACTCTCACTATCACATTTCATCTATTGCTTCTGCATCTAGCGTTACTCTGAAATTCGTTAAAAACAGACTTCTAGCAGGTATCACATTTGCTTCAGGATCGACTATTGCAGGTGTATACGAACTTACATTTTCAGGTGGTCATGCTGGAGCTGCATCAAATCTTTCATCTGTAACTGCTATTGCTAATACCACCACGGTACCAATCGGGTGGAAGTGGACAGGTGTTGCCGATGGTCGTGGTGCCATCTACATCTCTGGCTATGCTGGAGATAAATCCTCAATCTTTAAGATTCAACCTGATGCAACGACAGGTAATCTTGGCCCTGCCATCTCCGTGGCAGATATCCCATTGGGTGAAACTGTTCGTACTATCTTTGGTTATCTTGGCACTTATCTTGCAATCGGAACATCTCGTGGTGTTCGTATTGCAGCCATTGCCGATGATGCAACCATTGTCTATGGCCCAATTATTTTTGAAACTACTAGCCCAATCACTTGCTTTGCAGCTCGTGACTCATACATATGGGCAGGTGTTACTAACGGAGTAGATGGGGTATCTGGTACCTATCGAATCTACCTAGGTCAGTTACTTGAAGATGGCGGTTATCCTTATGCTACAGATATCTATGCTGCCTCAACTACAGGATCAGTAGACTCTGTTGGTTTTTACCCAAGTACAGGTCAGTTATTCTTCTCCATTACAGCAAGTGGTGTATGGATTGAACACGCCACTAATCTTGTAGCTGAAGGAACTTTAACAACCGCAATCGTCAACTGGGGAACTCTTGAGAAGAAGGCATGGAAGCGTGTCCGTGTAGAAGCCGATTCCCTTGAAGGAAATATAGAGGTTTATACGGAATCATCAGATGGCAGAACCCAGATAGTTACCCTTATCGAAGGCAATGCCTATAACACCGACTATGACATTACTTCTGGATTCTCTGTTCCTCAGGTCAATGGTCAACTTAGATTTGTTCTTTATAGAAACACGACAGACTCTACCAAGGGTGCAACGCTTAATGGCTATGCTATCAAAGCCATTCCATCACCAACTAGATCTCGTCTATTGCAGATGCCACTTATGTGTTACGACTTCGAAACTGATCGAAGAGGAGTTCGATACGGAGTAGAAGGTGGTGCAAAACTACGGTTATCAGATCTCGAGCTTATAGAGACTGAAGGTGCAACCGTTCTCGTACAGGATTTCACCTCTGGTGAAAACTTCGATGCTGTTATCGAAGAAATCGCATTCACTCGCATGACTCCGCCAAGTCAGAACTCTGACAACTTTGGAGGAATCATCACTATTACAATGAGGACTATTGTGTAATGAATACATTGGACTGGGCTGGCCTTGCGGTCGCCGTTACAACAATCGTCACCGCATTCGCTGGTGCAGTTCGTTGGCTGGTTAAGCATTATCTTGCTGAACTTAAGCCAAATGGTGGATCTTCGATCCGTGATAAGGTCGACAGATTAGAGGCAAAGGTTGACAAACTATACGAGTTTCTGATTCAGAAATGACTTACCCTAACTGGTTCGCAAGCTATGCAGTTGCATACTTTGATAAGCACCTATCTAGGTTCAAGGATCAACCTAACCTTTCTTATCTTCAGGTAGGTGCCTTCACAGGCGATGCCAGTCTCTGGCTGGCACAGAATGTCCTGACTCACCCATCCTCAACCCTGATTGATGTGGACACTTGGCAGGGATCTGACGAAGAGGTTCACCACAAGATGGACTTCACCGATGTAGAGAAGACCTATGACTGGAAATTGCTAAGTTACCCACGAGTAATAAAGACCAAGATGCCTAGCCTTAAGTTCTTCCACGATCTTGACGAGGTGGGCGTATACGACTTCATATACATCGATGGAGACCATACGGCTCAGGCCGTCTTCTACGATGCTATAAACGGCTGGAAAGCCCTTAAACCGGGTGGAATTATGGCCTTTGATGATTACCTTTGGGGGGATGGATTACCCC